AGCTGACATAGAAGCTAAGATGACAGAACTACAAGCAGAGTATGACGCTAATCAATATCAAAGAGATAGAGTTTATCCATCAATACAGGAACAGTTAGATATGCAATACTGGGATAAGGTTAATGGTACTACTAACTGGGAAGATGCTATCGCTAAAGTTAAATCAGATACACCTAAACCATAATGCCTAAAAAGAAATCCGTTACATCACTTGCACAACAGAGTGTAGGCATCAGACTATCTTCACATGAAAAGTTATGCGCTGAACGGATGGATAATTTATTAACATCAATAGAACGATTAGAAAAAAAAGTAGATACATTATCGGATAGTGTTTCTAAAGGTAAAGGCATTGTAGCTGTCCTGGTATTCTTAGGATCTATAGCTGCTGCCGCAATAGGATTTTTTAATTATAAGTGAAATTTTACAACAAAGGTATTGCTGCTCATTTAGAGGCAATACTGAAACTGTTGGATGACGATCATCTAGTATTCGAAAACATACAAGGTGTCGGACCAATAGATATTATTACAGTAAATAAAAAAACTGGCAAAGTTACTTATTACGATGCCAAAAGCGACAGAGAACGAGCGCACAAAAAAAGACCTCAAACAAAAATACAAAAAAAATTAGGAGTTAAAAATTTTTATGTCAACTTACATAAGAGAACCTGGAGACTGGAAGGAAAGGTGGGTAAACTTTAGTTACGATGAATGCAAATGTAGTTGCTGCGGATTAGTAGATGTATCATCTGATCTGCTAGACCTTTTGCAAGAAGCACGAAATATTCTAGGACCATTACAGCTTACATCATTTTACAGATGTCCAAGTCACAATGATAGCGTTTCATCAACTGGTTTAACTGGACCTCATACTACTGGAAAGTCTGTAGATATTCATGTTTCAAACTCTCAACACCGTAAACAATTAATAGATTACTTTACTAATAAAGTAACTGGTCTTGGTATTGCTAAGACTTTCATTCATATCGATATTATTTCTCCTGAAGAATTAACTCATCGACCTAACTGTTGGTTATATTAAATGTGGTTAAGTGCTATTAAACTTGCAGTAAATACTGGTTCTCATATCTACAAAAAGAAACAAGAAACTAAAATGCGTATGGCTGATGCTCAAGCAGCTCATGCAGAAAAGATGGCTAAAGGAGAACTTGAGTATTCTGGAAAATTATTAGAAGCAAGACAATCGGATTATAAAGATGAGGCAATTTTAATTATACTGACTTTGCCAATTCTAGTTTTGGCGTATGGAGTATTTTCAGACGATGTAGAAGCTATGGATAAGATCAAGATTTTCTTTGATCATTTCCAGTCATTGCCTTCATGGTTTACTAATTTATGGATATTAGTTGTTGCTTCTGTTTATGGAATAAAAGGCACACAGATATTTAAAGGCAAGAAATAGTGGCTCGTAAGTTTAAGTCTTTTGAGACTAGAGATAAGCCTAGAAAAAGAGGACCACTCCAGCACAAGAAATCAAAAAATAAATCAGAAAAAAGACAACAAAAACAGACAAGATATAAAGGTGGCGGCAAGTGATTGATAAATTCATATACAAATTTTTAGGCTTTATTGATGATGCTTTTGCAAGAGTAGATGAAGTCATGACTTTTGATTTTCCTAATTGTAAGAAGAAGAAAGACGATGAGCAGAAAAACAAATAATGTTTTAACTGCTTTACTAGGAACTATCCTATTAGGTTTATCAACCTATGTTCTAGTAACTATTGTTGAACTTCAAGTTCACTTAGGAATGCTTACAGAAGAGATTATGAGTATCGATAAACAGATCGGTAGAATTTATAATCACATGGACCGACTAACTAAATAAATCAAACACATCTTCAATGCGAAAAAGAAAACCAAAACTGGTTACACAATTTAAATGTGACTACTGTAAAGAGATGACAACATCGTTTGTTACTACTCATAAATACCAACACTTTTGCCGTATCCAAACACCAGGATTACCAGCTGATAAAGATTGTATGGCTGATTATTTTGGTACCAAATAAGTCTAGCATTATCTTATAAAATCATTATATGTATTTATGAAGGTATTAGATTTGGTGGCAGCAAATTTCAGGTTAGCACCGTTTCAGTACCAAATGGTCTGGGGGGTGTAGCTCAGTTGGTTAGAGCGATCGCCTGTCACTGCAAAATCCAATCCATACCTTCGTTTGTTAAACAATTAATAAAGGAAGGAAACACTACTTGTTTTATTTTGCTAGGAAACATAGGAGTTTATTTGGAGTTGAAAATAAAATATTTCAGATTGAAAATTTTAGGTTAATTCCAGGAGTACGGTACGTACAGTTATTAACTCTTATATTTGTCACAACTTTGGATGGAGTAAAATTCAGAGCGTTAGACAAAAAATCCTTGTCAATCTAACTCCAGTAGTTACTAAATATATATGACGGATCTAAAAGTAACTAAAAGAAATGGCGGTTATGTTATTCAAGATTATGCAAATGGCAGAAAACAAGTCAGAGATCAGCATAATAAAAAATTAATATTCTCTAATAGACGTAAGGCAGAAGCCTACGCTAAAGAGCTGTATGGAGCTGTAGAGCGTAAAGAAATTAAGCTTACAGACAGACATAAGTTCTTGGATACATTTAAAGAATATGCAGATTTCCGTATTCAGAATGCTTATCAACCAGGATCTAGAGATAGTGTTACTTATGTAAATGGATTTATATCTTATTATAATAAGTATCTAACTCCGTACTTTCCTGATGTTTATCTAGATCAAGTAGATGGACCAACTCTTGAAACATTTATTGCTAAACTTAAAGCTGCAAATGTAACTTATAAAACTAGCAAAAATCTTATTGGTTGCATTCATACATTTTTAAGATGGTCTATGTTTAAGAAGTATCATCACGAATTTTCTAGTGCTTTGAACTGGAAGATAGGTAAGCATGGATCTAGCTATCTATTGCCTGATAATGATGATCAGCTTTATGAAAAAGAAACTTACGTTTTAACTAATGAAGAAGCTAATAAAGTTTTAGCTTATGTTAAAGAGCGTAGAGAGTTATCTAGAGATGACGCTATGGCTTATGGCTTCTTTACAATGTTAGGATGTTTCGGTTTGAGATCTTCAGAAATTAGAGGATTAAAAAAGACTAGCTTTGATTTTGATAATAACACCGTAACTATTAAAGGTGCTTATCATGCAAGAACTGGCTATGTAAACAAAACTAAGAATAGAGGTAGCAGAAGAACAATACCTTTTACTCCTAGACAAGCAGAGCATATCAAATGGTTTGCAGATTATATGGAAGAGAAAAGACCTTTTAATAAATATTTCTTTTCTGGTGCTAGAGGAGATGGACCTATTGGCGAATACTATTCTAGAAAATTAGTTTGGAAAACTTACGCAGCATTAGGTCTTGCAAAGTTAAGAATTTATACTCAGGCTAATACCGAACAGTACGAAGTACAAGAGTGTAAGTTTAAAGGTAGTCCAACTAAAACTTGGAGACATTACGTAGCTTTAAATATGATTAACAATATGGAGGTATTAAAATTATCTCCTAATCAGATTAAGCAAAGAGTTGGTCACACAAGATGGACAACTACTATTGATCGTTATGGTAATCACAATGAAGCATCAACTACAGAAGCAAATAGAATTGTTGCAGAAAAAGCAGATCTTGCTTTAGGTTACGATTACTAAATAAAATTCTTATTTTGGAGCGGTCAGGCGATCGCTCTAAGATACCTGGCTTAGCCTTTTAACTATAGGCAGTACCAAAAAAATATTAATAATAAGTAACGACTAGAGATTCCTTTCACTAGTTAAATGTTAGTAAAACAAGTGGTCATGCAGATTGTAACCAACAGTCTGCGTGGCTTAATTATTTACAAGTAATTTCAAAATTTTTTAAATCTTTTCCTCTATAAGAATTAGGAACACTAATAGTAACTTGAGAAATTCCAGCTCGATAAAAAGCAGTATCTCCACCAATAGGTTTATTATCTTCTGGAATATAGAAAGCCGTGCATCTTGCGTAACTCAAATCCTTAGCTGATGGTTCGTACACAGTAACTTGAAGTTCTCTTAATACATCCCACTCAACATTTGTTATTTCAGCTGCTTTAGATGTATTGGTTATTAATAAATTTAATAAAAGTAAGAATGCTAATTTTTTAAACATTCTCTATTTATACAGATGCAGTTTAATTTTGTCTATATATGCCTAAAGCTTCGTTTCCTTCACGAAGTATCTCAATATCTTTTTTAAGAGTGCTAACTTGCTTCTCTAATCTTTTTATCTCAACTCTCAAATCTCCGTTATTTTTTAAGTGATGCTTTTCTAGTGTCTCAATTCTTTTTATTTTAGACACCGCTTTTTTTAATTTATCTTTTAATAATTTATTTTGGTTTTCCAGGTATTCAATCTTTTCTGGATCATCAAACATTCCACTATTTGTCATTCCTCAAACACCTCCTGGAGCTGCTCTTCTGTACTCGGAGTTAATTTTGTAAGCTCATTAGCTTTAGTTAAGGCAACTATCTCAACATGAGTATCTCTTAGCTCATCTTTACAAGCATCCTTAGCTTCATTTAATGTATCCATTAATGCTGGGTAATTACTTTCATAAACTCCGTAGATATAAAGATCATTAATAGCTGCTGTCACACGGGCCAGACCTTTATGTCTTTTTTCTAATCTTAAAAGTTTTTGATCGTTACTCATTTTTAATAACCTCTTTTAATTTATATTTAACATTTTCAATTTTAAGTTCCTGAATATCAGCTTCTGATGTTGTAGGATCTTTGCCTTCAATAGCTTTATTCTCATCTGGATATTCTTCTTTGATTACAAAGTGAGCTTCTCCTTGAGTAGTTTTAATTATCTTACTCATGATGAACTACTATCTTTTCTCTACGATCAACTTCTATTCTATTAGCTTTGAGTGCAGCTTCTGCATTCTCTGGAACATCAACAACTTTATCTCCTAGATCTCTGGTCCATCTAATTACTGGATCAAAGTCAGTCATTAAAATAGTTTTAATCTCAAGCGCTCCATCCATTACACCTTCTTTAACTTCAGGCTGATACTTAACGATAGTCATCCAATGTGAAGCTCTATCTGGATCTGTCTGCTCTTGTATTTCTATCTCTACAAATTTAGGTTTTATTATTGACATGGAGCCTCCATTTCTATTGTGTGTTCAAGATCCTTAGCTTCATTTCTTAAAGTTAGTCCTCTATGATATTCAATAAAGTTTGGATCTATAATTACATCAGCTCTTAATTTAAAAAATTCTGCTAACTGTTTAAGCTTGAGTGCGCTTACTCCATTAGCTCCTTTTTCATATTTTTGAACTTGTTGGAACGTAGTACCGATAGCTTTTCCAACTCTAGCTTGTGTGAAGTTTTTTAATTTCCTGATGTACTTGATGTTGTTTCCAACGGTGGCATTAAAGGCAAGTTCTTCAGGTGTTCTTTGTCTGTTAGGCATTTAATCTCCTCTATAGTTAAGTTAAAGTATTTTTCCGTTTGTTCTTGCCATCCAGTGAAATCATAAATTGTAGATCTCTCTGCTGTAGCAATGAACGCCAACGGTGGCATCTGTCGAAACACATCATCAGCTTTAATAAAAAATGCTGGAAGGTTATCTTCAAATTTTAGGTACCAGTTAGTCTGGTTAATTCTATGTATTGGCATATCTGAGCTGAATGCCTGGTAGTGAACGTATGTTGCGTAAGCTTTATCTCCTTCTTTTCTACTCATTTTAAATATTCCTCCAATGGATCTGTGATTTGATTTTTTTTAATTTGCTCTGCTAACTTGCAGATTATTCTTTGGCTTACTTCAGGAGAGAATTTCATTACATCTCCAAACAAAGCCAACATATCTAAGGACCTACCGTCAATATCTGGAAGCTTATCCCAGTCATTTTTCAGCATCATCCATTCGATATTTTCTTGGTACATATTTTTTTCTGTTTCCATCTCAAGCGCTAACTTCTGCGCTTCAGATAATTGATTTTCAGGAGTGTTAGGAAATTTGATAACTTTATTTGACATTGTAAATCGCTTTCGTTGCTGCTTTTCTATTGGCTTCAACTCTGTCAATAACTTCTCTACGTCTAGCTAATGCTAAATCTTCTTCATCAGGTTCGACTTCAGGTTCTTCTGTTTCCTTTTGCATTAACTCCGCCTGGTACAGATAGTTTGCTGCATCATCGTAAGTGTCTTGTTTAAAACCTCCTTGAGTTCTAATAAGTTTTGCAATCACATACATGTTGGCAACTACATGACCTGGTAAATCTTTATTCAAGCCAAGTAGAGAGGACCAAGCTCTACCAATATTATTCATATTGGCATCGAATGATCCGTACTCTAAATGTTTAGCTTGACGGATCTGTTTAAGCTTTTCTTTTGACATTTTTATCTTTGCTATCTGCATGAGCAGAGTAGGCAGCGTTAATGAAATAAGAAGCAGTCTTTGCAAGACTTTGAGGCATCTCAAACTGTTCGTCTGATAATGTTCTTAGCTTTTTATAAGTGTCCATTGATAAAGCAATGCTCTTATATTTATCAGTATCCATTTTTTATTACTCCAAGTTAGCTGGATCAAATGATGTATCAGCTTGGTTGAGTTCAAGTTCCTCTACACGGTGCATCCAGTAGTAGGTACTTCCTTTTGGAAGTTTTCCAGATCCAGTAGCCTCAGCTTTGTAAGCACCAACTCTGTATTTTTTTCCATCAGGTAAAGTTATTGTTCCTTTAAGGTCATAACTTTTTGGGTTTTCTTTATTGATGTTAGGAAATACTACGCCTAACGATTTTCGTTCTTTAGTTTGATCATCCATTTTGGATAACTCCTTTAGTCTCAAGGTTTTTTTTGATGTGGTTAAACTTTTCTAGGAACAACTGCCAAGCATAAGCGTCTTGTTGCTTAACCTTTTGCATAAGTTCTTTGTTAGTTGATAACCATTCATTGTAAGCACCGAGATGAGAGACTTTATCAAGCTCAGTTAATGCTTCTGTTAGTGTCTGGTCCGATTGTACTATCGCTCCAGATACTTCCTCAGCAGAAGCTATCTTGTCATTGGTTAAGCCAAGCATTGCTAAAGCTCTTCCAACAGCAGATGTTTCAGCGTTTTCAAGTGCTGAATTTTGGTTGATACGACTAGCGGCTCTAAGCTCTTCAGCTAGTCCAGTAGATACAAGCTTATCGTCTATAAAGACTTGAGCTTTAACAATAACTTTTTTCTCATCTTGATATTCAAGCGTTGAAGATATTGTTGCTGCTGTACCTAGATTTCTTCTTAATATTCCAATCCGTAAAGCAACTGTTGCATAATCGTTGTTGTGTATTTTGATAGTCGAACCATTTAAACTCTTCTTAAAGTCGTTGATGGTAGAGACTAATTTATCAGCTGACATATATAATAACCTCCTATGATTAGTGTTGTGTAGTTGATGAGTTGTGGAGACATTATGTATTGCTCCAAATCTTTTTAGCTCTCGCCAGGTGCTTAGATCCAATATTCCAATAGAACTGATGATCAAATCCAGGTTCAACATCTTTAGCTATTTCAGCTAAGATCATGTCAGGCTCTTCAAGATCTATATATCTAGCAAGTAATCGTTCTTTACGAATACAGTTTCTAATAAGTTGTTCGTAATAATTATTTAAATTTTGTATTTCTAAGTCAGCACAATTCTTTTCAGTAAAGACTATGTGGTCATCTGCAGTTAGATAAATAAGATAAGGATTAATCCGATTTAATTTTCTTAGGCTGAAACAATAAAAAGCCAACTGCTGCAGATGGTTAACCAATGGAGCGGATGGCAGTTTGGCAGAAGCAAAAGACCTAGTGCCATCCTTCTTTACTTTACCTGGTCGTTGCCAACTGGTTTTCAATTCACAGACCGAAAGGAACGGAGCATCGCTAGATATGGATTGCGATGACGCTGCAGCAGATCGCTCTGGTGCATTAAAATCTGTAAAGTGTACGTCAGTTCTACCAACAACTGGTAAAGAAAGTCTGTGATCAGTATGATTGATGCTATCTTCTGCAACAACCTTTTCTGAATTTAATATTCCAATTTTTTCAAAAGCTAAAAAGCCTTGTTGAATTGTTTGAGGTATAGTTTCCTGGAAGTGTTCTTTTTTTTCTCTGTCTTTATCGTTGACAGGAATATACTCCATGAATTTATCCATTGCTTTTGCAATAGCTTCATCTTTAGAAAGTTTTGTATTTTTATGTGGTGCAAGTTTTTTTTGATTTGGATTGAAGGACCAGATGTCATGAGAGTAATGCCATTGAATAGCATCATTTGTTGCGACACCAGCAGCCATGTTCGAATTTCCTTCAAACTCTCTTCTTTGTTCTTGAGTAGAAAATAAATATCTGAATGCGTAGATACCTTCAGGCATTGAGCTTGAAGTGGGGGAGTGGTGGTTAATTTTTAGGAGTTCATTTAATTTTTGAAAACCGTCTAATTTTAATTCCTCTAAAGGATCTATAAGTTTTGTTTTTAATATCATAGACGAACAATAAAACAGATTTGATAATCTGATTGTCAGTCTTGCCTATGTATGATTTAGATTGTATTTGATTGAACTTATATGCTTGAAGATGATCTTAACTGTATCTCATCGCTTTGCGTTGCACTTACTTGCA